TGAAGCAACTAAGCACTGTTGAGTATCTGACTGACAAACGGGTAGAGGTGCTCGGTTTGGCAAGCAAGCATGTTGGCCACACGGAGGATGTGGCCCAATGGCACAACGGAAGTGAGGTGGCTGCGGATTTTCTGACGCGGTTGCAATCAGTGTATGGTGACAACTTAGACCGCTGCACTCTCGTTTGCCACAATGCCCCGTTCGATTGTTCTGTGCTCGCCCTGATTTATGGGGTCTATCCGAAATACATCGTGGATACATTGGCCCTCTCCCGTGCATGGGACACCCGCCGTAAGCACGGCCTGGAACACCTCGCCGAAGCCTATAATCTAGGAGCTAAAGGGGACACAGCGAATTTTGATGGTCTGAGCAATCGGGTTCGGGTAACGCCCGCCAAGCTAGTGCGGGGCAAGGTTAAGCCCCCAGCCCGTCGCTCGCCCATGCCCCCGGAGCAGCAGCAGGCCCTCGCCGGCTACGCAACGAACGACGTAGAACTAGAGTGGAAGTTGTTTACCCTACTGCTCCCTCGTCTTAGCAGGCCCGAAGCGGAACTACTGCTGGCCCAGCATTGCGTTGAAATGACCACGAAGCCCGTCCTGATGGTGGACTATGCGAAAGCGGCCAGTATCATCACTCGCATGGAGGCGAAGGTGGAAGAGGCCGTGGCAGCGACGGGAGAATCAGCGAAGGACCTGACGGGGGACACCGCGTTTGCTAGCCTGCTAACAACTGCCTTGGAGGCTGCTGGCGATGTGCCAATGAAATACACAAAGGTTATGGCATCGGGGGTAAAGTTTGCGTTGGCCAAAACAGATGCAGAGCGTGAACTGCTGGTCAAGCACGCAAGCGAGCGTGTGCGGCAACTGATGGCTGGACGAATTGCAGCCGACTCGTGGCCGATTCACGTCAAGCGGGTGACCGCCATCGTGGATATGGCTAAGGCCGGTGGAGGCAAGATGCCCGCCTGTTTGAACTACCATGCAGCCCATACTGGCCGGTACAGTGGGGGCGGTGGTGTGAACCTGCAAAATTTGGGGGCACGCGGGGAAGCACTGGTGTCTGAGATCAGAGAGATTCTGATTGCTCCACCGGGGCATAAACTGGTAGTTGTGGACCTCGCGGGAATCGAGGCACGGGTGCTCAGCTATCTGGCAGGACAAGACGATCTAACCCAGGCGTTCCGCGATGGAGCCGACATCTACAGCCAGTTCGCCAGTGCTTTCTACAACTGCCCTGTGCGGAAACCTAAAACTGGTGGCATTCCCAGTATCGAAAAGAAAATGAAAGATCGGCGGGGGTTCGGCAAGACGGTTATTCTAGGTGCAGGATACCAGATGGGACCCACCCGCTTCGCAGAGTATGCCAACTGCGATGAAACTGTGGCGGCTTCTGCTATCAAGACATATCGTAGCACCTACGCCATGATCCCGGCTCTCTGGGATCGGTACAACAAAGCATTCATCTTCACCGCCAAGTACGGGGAACCCCAGGACGTGAACAAGGTTCGGTTTGAATCCCGCCCTGAGTGTGATGTTGTGATTACGCTGCCCTCGGGTCGCGAGTTGCACTATCAGAAGGTGAGACTGGTTGACGATCGATATGGGGATAAAGTCGAGGTCTGGAACGACCTGACGAAGTCCTGGGATGGGCTGTTCGGGGGGTTGATCACGGAGAACGTGGATCAGGCGGTGAGTAGGGACCTCCTCACTGACGCCGTGCTGCGGGTTGAAGCCCGTGGATTCAAGGTGGCGTTGCTAGTTCATGATGAAATTGTGGCCGTAGTTCCTGATGGTCAGGCCGATCAAGCCCTCGCTACGGTGATTGAAGAACTGGTGAGGGAGCCGGACTGGGCACCGGGACTGCCCCTGGACGCAAGCGGCCACATCTCTTCACGCTACGGGAAGGACTAAGGATGACGGAGCACAAGCTGGAGTTTCAAGATGAAAGAACAAAGCAAGAATGGCTCTACTGGTGGGAGCACTGGGGGCAGGCCCAGTTCCAGGAGTTCTTCCGGTTCATCCGGCGTGCCAAACGAGTCAAGTCCACAGAGGTTGGACCGCGTCGATCTGACGTGGTGCGTCATTCTGGCAGTGGCAGTGTTCCTGTGGTGCTGGGTGGCGACAATGAAGTGAAGCACCCCGAAAGTCAATAGGAGGCTCTGTGGCGATCTGGAATGCAATCCTAGGCTGTGACCCTGGCAGAACTGGCGGCTTCGCGGAAATCCGTATCAGGACGCGACTGGTGAGGTCCTGGGCGATGCCCGAGGCCGACGATCGGGGATTGAATGTCGAAGGCGTCCTAGGAATCCTCGATCAGCTTGCCCCAACCTCCACGCTTGCCTATATTGAATGGCCATCGGGCCGGCCCGGTGAGTCGGCGGAGTTTGCCTTTCGGTTCGGGCTTCAGTGTGGTGCCCTGGATGCCGCCATGAAGGCCCGAGGGTTCAGTGTACGCCACCTGTCGCCCAATGCCTGGACGGGGGCACTACGACTGGTAGGGAAGCAGCACCCGGACGCGATCAAGATCAGGCAAAAACTGTGGGCTGAACTTTATCCTGCATTTTCTCATTTGACCCGAGGCCCAAAAGGGGGTACACTGGACGGTATCCTTGATGCGGCTTTAATCGCCCACTACGGACTGCTCGCGAACTCAGGCATGGGCCTGAAGACGGGCCGAAGACAGCCTAACTTGACGTTGGAGGGACCCGATGGCATTCGCGAAACATGAAGACTACGTCGCGTACCATGCTGCGTACCGTGCCAAGAACCGCGATCGGATAAACGCGAGGAGTAAACAGTACAATTGGGAGAATCGGTGGATGGTGTTATACGGGGTAACGCCGGCCTACCTGGACCTGTTGTTCGTGAAGCAAGATGGGAAGTGTGCGGTGTGCGGTGACCCAATGAGCATGGAGCCCAGGACTCCGAACTACCGCAATGTGGACCACGACCACGCGAAGCAGAAAGGCGATCCCGGATTTGTGCGGGGTTTGCTGTGTCGGAATTGTAACCAGGCCGAAGGGTTCTTGAAGAGTGACCCTGGCAGAGTCCGAGCCCTGGCCGATTATCTAGAACGCCCCATAAGGAGAACGCTGTGAACAAGATCAGTGCATCTTCAATCTCTGCCTTCCGTAAGTGCAGCACCGCCTATCGTTTGGCCTACATCGAGGGCATCCGTCCTGCCATCGAGGCAGACACCCTGCGAGTCGGGTCATCGTGGCACGGGGCCTTGGAAGCATACGAGAAGGCCACCGGGGATAAAATGATCGCCGCCGTCGAGTATCTGAACGAGCGGTACGCGGAATGCCCCACTCACAAGGACCTGAAGGACTGGCGGCTGGAGCATACGACCCTGATCACATGCCTCGCCGGCTATGTCTGGTATTGGACCAACGACCCCATCGAAGTCCTGGCCGTGGAACTACCCTTCGACCTCCCACTCCACATGCCCAAGAGTGGCCTCCCGCTTCCCACCGCCGAGGTGGTTCGCACCGGGAAGATTGACGCCCTGGTGCAGCGGGGTGGGAAGATTGGTGTGCTGGAGCGGAAAACCACGAGCCGCAGCCTCGACCCCGACTCTGATTACTGGGATCGGTGGCGGAAGGACACCCAGATCAGCAACTACTGCCTGGCATTGCGGGACATGAAAGCCGCTGGCTTGCTCCCCAAGAATATTCCCCTTGACATGCCGTGGGCCGGTGTTATAGTTGACATCTTCAGGAAGCCAACGATTGGACCGAAGATGTTGACCCAGGGTGACACCAAAGCCTTCATCGAATCAGGCGATTACATGGGCGAGAAGTTCGCGGTCGAAGTCACCGGGGAAAGTCCCATCGTCCGAGTAGACGGCGAAATGGCCGATCTCGAAATGGGCAAGAAAGGTTTTGCCATCCGCGAAACCCTGAAGATGTTCTCTGCTCGCCTCTTGATGGACATTCAGCAGACCCCGGAGAAGTATTTTGCCAGGCGTGAGATCGCCAGGACTGACCAGGAGTTGAACAAGTTCCGCAAGGACCTGTTCGTTACCTATCAGTCGATGAAGATGCACGACACGCACGACCTCTGGGTGGAGAACGAAAGTTCTTGTGACGCACCCTACCGCTGTGCCTACAAGAGTATCTGCTACGGTGCTGGTAGCGAGGCAGCGTGTGATCGTCAGGCCCCAGTGCCGGCAGGGTTTAAACGCCTCGCGTACGTGGACCTGACTGTGTCCGCGAAGGGAGACGAAGCATGAGTAACGGCAAAGGATCGCGTTATCGCCCCGTAAACAAACAACGTTTTGACGAGAACTTCGAGAGGATTTTTAGAAAGGAAGAACTACATGCCACCCCCGACACGACCTGCTCCCTCTGCGGCTTCTCCCCCTGCATCCTCGACAAAGCCCAGTCTGCCCCCGCAGCCGAAGCCCCAGGCAGCCCCAGCCCGGCAGCCGGCGAAGACATTCTCGGTTGTGACTCAATCGTCCTCGACTGATGGCGAGCGGCTCCTCCTGTACGGAAAGTCGGGCCTGGGGAAGACGACGCTCGCCAGTCAGGCTCCCGGTGCGGTGTTTATCCCGCTCGACGACGGCAGCAAGAAACTCAACGCCCCGGCAATCGGCGGTGTGGAGTCGTTCACTGATCTGCGTGATGCGATCGCCCAGGCCACGAAGCTGATCCCCGTCAAGGGTAGCCTGGTGATCGACACCATCACGAAGGCCGAGGCGATGATCGAGGCCCATGTGCTGGACACGGTGAAGACCGAGGGCGGCAAGACCGCCACCAGCATGGAGACATACGGCTACGGCAAGGGGTACAGGCACCTGCTGGAGCACTACCGGTTGATCCTGGCCGACCTGGACAACTTGATCCGTGCTGGCCGGAACGTCATCCTGCTGGCCCAGGAAGCCCCGGCCCGTATCGCCAATCAGGACGGCGTGGATTACATGGAGGCTGGTCCCCAGCTTTACCATTCCAACAACGCCAGCCTGCGAACCGAAACCTGTGCCTGGGTTGACTTCGTGCTCCGCATCGGGTACAGTGACCTCAGCGTGTTCAAGGAAAATGAAAAGGCCCGTGCGGGCAAGGTCACCGGTGACCGCACGAGAGTAATTTACAGCGACGGCCCTCTCAGCTTCGTGGCTAAGAGCCGACCCGTCTCCGGAAAGAAACTGCCCGCCGCCATCAGCTTTGCCAATGAGCAGGATGATTCGCTGTGGGCCATGATCTTCCGGGGTGCTATCCCGGAGTAGAGGAGAACCATGTTCAAACCGCGTAATACGTTAGTAGCAGTCAAACTCGATCCTATCTCTGCGGAGAAGAAAGTCGGCAACATTGTTGTCGGCACTGGGTCCGATGAGTTCGGGACCGGAATCGTTGTGGCCGTGGGGCCGGGGACCGTGCACGCCGAAGGTGGCGTCTCTGAAACCGCCGACCTTCACCCCGGTGTCGCTGTCCTGGTCAAGGCGTTTAACCTGCGACCGTCTCGTCTCGGGGGCACTGAGAAGGCCCCTGCGTATATCTCGTACGAGTATGAAGGGGGCACCGTCGCCCTCTTCGAGCAGAGCAGCATCGCTCTGATCCTGGACTGAATCTCATACCCAAACCCTTTTCAAGAAAGAAAGAGAGAATCATATGTCAAATATAGACCGTACTGGGGCGTTTCTCGCCACCATCACCGAAGCGGCCTACGGGGAAACGAAGAAGGGCTTCCCCCAGTTCGTCGCGAAGTTCGTGGCGACGAAGCGGTACGTGGTGGAGAAGTCCGAAATGGCTGTCCTTACGCCGCCAATCACAGAGGCCGGCTGGGTAGACTGGAACTACGGCGATGAGATCATCGGCTACCTGGTCCTCTTCAACGACACCGGCCCGTTGAAGAACTTCGAGCAGATTCAACTGGCAACCGGCTGGAGCGGTGCCGACTTCCAGGAACTCGCGACCCTCTCCGGCAAGTCAGTCCTGATCCGCGTGGAGGAAAACACATGGGACAACAAGACCAGTCTCCAGGTGAACTGGATCGACGCCCCGGACGCCTCGCCGGAACGGAGCATCAAGCAGGCCGATGCCCCCACGATCGCAGCGGCCAACAGCAAGTGGCTGGCAGGTCGGAAGGCTCCGCCGAAGCCCACGGTGGCAGTGGCGTTGCCAAAGCCCGCAGTAGCGAAGCCCGCCGCACCTGCCGCTTCTGCGGTGGCACCTCCTGCTACTGCTGTCCCTGCTGCGGCAGCCCCTGCACCGACCACAACATCGGCTGCCCCTTCTACTCCTAAGAACCCGCCCGGTCGCAAGCCCAAGGCGAAGGTTGAAGTCCCTGTTGCCGCCACCGGCTGCACCCTGGCTGAAGCCTGGGAGGCCGTGAGCAGTGAATCCGCCCGTGGCAAGGTGGAGTTGACGGAGGTGGAGGACCTGTGGCTCACCCACCTCAACGTGATTGCCAAGGATGTCCCCGATGACAAGGTTACGCCGGAGCAGTACGCTGCCACCCGTGATGCCGTGCTCGCGGAGATCGCGGCGAAGAACAAATCCTGACAATCGTGCGTGACACTGCCGAATAAAATGTCAAGCACACCGTAGCTGAACCGGTAAAGCACCGGGCACTAGGTCCGGGAGATATGGGTTCGAGTCCCATCGGTGTGCCTTAACTAGGAGTACAGAACATGGCAACGATCCTTGTAGCATCAGGCGACGACCTCGCCGCAAAAGTTCAAGCGGCACACGCCGGCGACGTAGTTCAACTGGCGTCTGCCACATGGACTCTGGTCGCCAGTTTCTTCATTCCCTCGGGTGTGACGCTCCAGGGCGACCCGGACGGAGAATCCGAAATCATCTTCAAACTCTCGGGCCAGGACCTTCACGGTATCGTGCTTCCTGCCAACGCCAGCAACATCACCATTCGCAACGTGGATATTGTGTCTAGCAATGGCCTGATCAAGATGTGCGACGGGCAGGGGTATAATGTTGTCACCATTACGGGCTGCTCATTCGAGTACGGCGGCGGGCAGTACGCCAGCGGCACTGATGTCTTCGGCATCTTCGCCACGATCCCCGGGTTTGGTCTGACCATCAGCAACAACCTCTTCCACGACTCCCCGAACTCCAACCGCAACTGGGAGTTGTACAATCAAACGAATCTCACGCTCAAGGACAACACCTTCCACAACATCGTGGATGGTGGCCACGTCGTCGAGCCCGGCAACAACTTCATTTTTGACCACAACATCGGCTCTGGCATCCAGCGGATGGGGCAGGAGATTCAGGGCAACGGCGTCGTGACTGGCATGCAGGTCACCAACAACACCTTCTACGACTGGCGTAACCCCTACGAAGACAGCTTCGGTATGTCCATCGTCATGCTGAACGCGGTCAGCCCCCTGATCCAGAGTAACTACGTCGAGTTCAGTATGGCCCCCGGGGCAGTCTGGGGTCCGAAGGATTCAACCGGGGTCAACCGGTTCGGGTATGGATATGAACTCGGAGGCACCAATGTTCAGCTACTCAGTAATACCTTCGTGGCTCTCTTTCGCTGTGGTGCGGGATACTGCACTGCCAGCAAGACGACCTACGCCAAGGGGAACACCTCCTACGACGCCAACAAGTTTGCCCAGTGGGGAGACTTTACAGCGGAGACTGGTGGAGCGTACACCAACGCGGCTACCCTTCTTTCTGACAATGCGGTAGAAACCGGCCCGGCACCACTCCCAAACGTCGCACCGGTGCCCGCCCCAGTTGTGGTGGTCGTGGCACCGACTCCCGCACCAGTTGTTACGCCTGTGGTGCCCGTCTCCACTACTCCGCCAGTCGTGACTCCTACTGCCCCTGTTGTGGCACCCACCGCCCCCGCAGTTACTGTTAAGACCATCGTCATCAGCCTCGTCGAATCTGATGGCTCGAAGGTGGACTATAACCTGTCAGTGAGTCTCGTACCACCCAAGCACGTCGCCTCCGGCGTCCTGGCACTGGAGTTGTCAGACGGCACGACGCAGATGTATACGATCAAGGTCTGATGCGGAGGTCCTGTGGCAAACGACTGGAATGCCCTGCACTGCACGTTTCTGAACAACTGCACGCCGGGGATGTGCCAATGGCTAGGAACGAACCTGGGGGTGACCTCCGAGGCTCTGATCCAGCTTCAGATCGGGTACTCCCCGCGTGTAGTGTTCGGTGGTAAGGGCCTGAAGAAAGAGTACATTTCGTACGATGGTTGGTTCACCATACCAATGAGGGATGAGAATGCGAAGCTGACAGGCTTCAGTCTGAGGAACTGCGGGGGGAAGAAACTGATGTACCCAGGCTCCAAGCCCGGTACGTTCTATGTCGTCAATCCTAACCACAGAGAGGGTGAACATGGGTATTCTTCAGGCTCTCATAATTGGGTGCGTGTTGCTGACGCTGGTCAGAATTGCCCAATATGTAACCATAGCGATGGCTGTTTACTCTCGGCGGAAAACCCGTCTGACCCCAAAGCGGTAGTCTGCATCAGAACGGAAAGCCCCACGCCACTGAAGCTGGGCTGGCTCCATATCAGGAAAGATACGGGCATCCTGGCCAGTGCTTCCCCCCTCGCCGACAGTGAGAAGCCGGTGCTGGTGGTCGAGGGTATGTCTGACGTGGCAGCGGCTTACGATCTGGGCTTCCCTGCGATCGGTAAGCCCAACAACATCGGCGGTCAGAACATTGTGGCCGAACTGGTACGCGGTCGCACCGTCATCGTGATGGGCGAGAACGACAAGAAAGCCAACGGAGAATGGCCCGGCCAGATCGGTGCCTCGATGTCTCTGAAGTCGTGCTTGACAACGACTGGGAAAGCCCGTATCCTGTTCCCGCCCGAGCATGTGAAAGACCTTCGGGCCTGGAAGAACAATTATGGCCTGACAGCAGCCACCCTCCTGGCTGATGCCGAGGAGAAGGGCCAGGAGCAGATCACCGATGACCTGATCCCCGACGATCGGCCCTTGACTATCTTCCGCCGATTCCTGAAGGAACAGTACACCGCCGGCAAGGTCACGCTGCTGAAGAACTGGGAAGACCGCTGGTACGTGTACCACGGTGCAGACGGCTGCTACAACAGCGTAGAGGAGAACGCCCTCATCGGTGAGTTCGCCCGCTGGACCGACAACAAGCAAGTGATCATGGACCGTGCCCAGGGTCCCAAGCCGGAGAAGCTGAAGTACACAGCGGGCCTCTGGTCTAGCATGCGTCAGGTGGCTCTGGCTGATGGGTACCTGATGGGCACGCTCCCCCAGTGGATCAATGGGAAGAATGGGCTTGACATGCATAGCCTGATCTGTTTTAATAACGGAGTGCTTGATGTTGATGCCTATCTTGAAAACTCGGCGGTCGCTCTCTTGCCATCCACCCCAGACCTTTTTACCGTTAATGCACTTCCGTTTGCGTTTGACCCAACGGCGACTTGCCCTCTCTGGCTCAATTTTTTGGAATCGTCGCTGGGTGATGATGCGGCGAAGATACAGTTACTTCAAGAGTGGCTGGGGTACTGCATGACCTCAGACATCAGTATGGAGAAGATGCTGTACATGCGTGGCCCGACCGGTCACGGCAAGGGCACCATCCTGAACATCATCTCCCACCTGGTTGGGAAAAAGAACGTGGCCAGCCCCCAGTTCAAGAAGCTGGCTGACAACTTCGGCCTCCAATCCCTGATCGGGAAACTGGTGTGTCTGATCGGTGACGCTCGCGACGACCGGGCCGGGGCCTCCCTGGTGGGGGCACTGGAAGTCCTGCTCTCGATCGTGGGTGGTGATGAACTTCAGATCGATCGTAAGTTCCTTCCACGGGTAGAAGGGATCAAGCTGACGACCAGGATCACGATCGCCTCGAATATCTTCCTGAATATCCCGGACCCATCAGGTGCGATGGAGCGGCGATTGATGCTCCTGGACTTCCAGAAGAAGGTCACGGAGGATCAACGGGATCACACTTTGAAACAGCGGCTCCCCGAGGAGATCGCGGGCATCGCGGCCTGGGCCTTGGAGGGTCTGAGGAGACTGCGTTTAAACGGTGCGTTCACTGTACCGGCGTCGAGCCTCACGGCGATGCAGGAGTGGAAGCTGTTCAACAACCCGCTGGCTAGCTTCCTGGACGAATGTACGACGGCGGACCCCAAAGGTGTGGTGCCTCGTCGCATGCTGTTCGATGGATGGAATAGCTGGGCTGGGGCGAAGCGGCTGCCCGTGGGCACGAAGTCCCAGTTCTTTAACGACATCGTCACCCTGGCCACCTATGTATCACAAGACAGTATGGAGATCGGTGGCCGGCAGGAGATCATATACCGTGGACTGGCATTCACTTCGGATGCCGCACGGCGGTACCTCGGCAAACCTTCCTAGGAGAGAACTATGTTACCATCAGGAAAGCAGGACAGAAAGGACCGGCCCGTGTTCAGTGGAGTATTCAAATACTTCCCTGACGCCTTGGCCGAGGTCGCCCACGTATCCTTTGTTGGCAACGTCCAGCATAATCCAGGCCAGCCCATGGCGTGGAGCAGGCATAAGAGCACTGATCATGGTGATTGCATCGCCCGGCACCTGCTGGAAGCCGGTACCACCGACAGTGACGGCCTGCGTCATTCGGCTAAGGTAGCCTGGCGTGCCCTGGCCCTGCTCCAGATCGAACTGGAAAACGAAGCGAAGCCCACGCCCTTCGAAGAGGTCGTCGGAATGAAGATGGAGGGGGCGTTCGGCCCTCTCATGTACGCCAACACCCACACGGACGCACGGGAGCCGGCTGCTTACGAAGCGGAACGTAAAGCCGCTGCCGTGGCAGACCATGTCGGCGGAAGCGAGCAGGTGCCGTTCATGACGGCTGCTTCGTTCGTCCCGCCGCCGCCCACTTTCTATATCGCCGGACCCATGAGGAATTACCCGGACTTCAACTTCCCCGCCTTCGATGCCGCCAAAGCACACCTGGAGGCCATGGGCTGTAATGTGATCAGCCCTGCGGACATGGACCGGGCGGACCCGCAACCCCGTGCGGCAGACACCCTTCCGCAGTACGTGTATGCGAAGCGGGATGCTGAGGCTCTGATCACGCTGGCGGAGGATAACAGCAACTTCAACCTGGAGAATGGCATCTACATGCTGCAGGGGTGGCAGAGGAGTAAGGGGGCACGTGCTGAACACGCCCTGGCCGAGTGGCTGGGACTGAAGATCGTTTATCAGGAGAACGAATAATGGCAAAGCGTAAGATCGACATCCGTAACGTGATCGCAATCTCGGACACCCATGTTGGGTGTCAGGTTGCTCTCTGTCACCCTGATGGGGCTGCTCTTGACGGAGGTGGGCTTTACATGCCTTCCCTCGTGCAGAAGAAGGTGTGGCAAATCTGGGAACAATTCTGGGGTGAGTGGGTGCCGAAGGTGACCCACGGCGAACCCTTCGCGGTCGTCCATAATGGGGACGCCATCGACGGCAGCCACCATAATTCCACGACCCAGTGGAGCCACAACATGAAGGATCAGGTTGAGCACGCCTACAAAATCCTTCAGCCGGTCGTGGAAGCGTGCGAAGGCCGGTACTATCACATTCGCGGCACCGAGGCTCATGTTGGCCAGAGTGGTGTCGAGGAGGAGAACCTGGCGAAGAAACTGGGGGCCATCCCCGACGATACTGGCAACGCCGCCCGATGGGAACTGTGGAAGCGAATCGGGTCGCACCTGATCCACTTCTCCCACCACATTGGGACCACCAGCAGTGCCGCCCACGAGACTTCGGCGGTCAACGCAGAACTGGCCTCCTGCTTTAACGAGGCTGGACGCTGGGGACACGAACCCCCGGCAGTGGTTGTACGGTCGCATCGCCATCGCAACAGCGAGATCCGGTTGCCGGCGAAGTGGGGCTATGCTATCGGGTTCGTCACCCCGGCCTGGCAGTTGAAGACCCCGTTCGTATTCAAGATTCCTGGTGGGCGTACTAGCACGCCGCAGATCGGCGGCAGTATCATCCGTCTGGGTGACGAGGAACTGCACACCCGTCATTTTGTACACGACATCGGTCGAGGGAGGACAGAATGAAAACAGCCCCTGTGATCACGCTGGACGAATGGCTGGGGGCTACCGAGGCTGCACGCACATTTCGGCCTCCCGGATCGTACACAGCGACGGAGTACGCCGCGACCTCTGCGAAAGCCCCCGGTGCCGCCAGGCAGATGGTGTACCTGGCGGTAAGGCAAGGCATCCTAAAACGAGTTGGGACGGTCCCCCATCCAGGAGGTGGCCGACCAGTGCATCTCTTTGCCCATAGAGATGGCATTCCCGTGGAGGAATGGGGAGAGATCACTGAGTTTCCCACCCCGGAACCGAATACGTTCTGTGTGTCAGATGTGATGGCACGGGGTAAACCGGGGGGCACCGCTCGGCGATTTGTCAAGGCAGCATTACGATCAGGCGAGATTGCCCTGGTCGGGAAACGGACGACCCCCGAGGGAGGAGTTGCCCTCTATTACCGCGTCACCAAAAAACCCTCTTCAGGAAAAGGAAAGAAAAAATGAGCACACGTCAAGCATGGATTTTCTTCGTCGCAGCTTTGGCCCTGTTTGTCGCCGGCCTCGCTCTCACTGGCTGTGCCGCCCATCCCCTGGTTCCGGCACCGACGCATGAGTTTGTCGGCCCTGGGCACACGCCCACAAGTCTGACCGCCGTGGCCAAGGGTCTGGATACCTTTATCCTCCTCAGCGTGATCGCCGTAGGAGTCGGCATCGGGTTGTTCCTCTGGCTGCCCACTGCCCACAACGCCTCGCTCGCGTTAGTGTTTATAGGAGGTGGGGTGGAGGCGAGCAGTCTCGCGACCCGTGTCTCACTGTGGCTGGTGCCCTACGCGGTGGTGTCATTCGCAGTAGCAGCCCTGGCTGCATTGATCTACGAGATCATCCACAACCGGGCAACCCTAGAAGCGGACGCCTCGGCAGCGAAGTCTGACTTCGAGACAGAAGTGGACAAGGCTCTGGCTGCGGTGAAGTCTGGTGCCGCGACTGTGACGACCGAAGTGAAGAAAGCCTAATGCGACCCCTGCGTACAGATTCCGATTTCCTGGCCCTGGCGAAGGTAGGCGGGTCAGCCGCCTTCGCCAGGGCCTGTGATACCGGCACCTATACCCCGCCGACTGAGAGAGCATTCCCCTGGGGTCATGGCTGGTCATTCACCGTGACCAGCGACCGGGGGAATCAGTGGTCCGTGAGAATCGCGGTGGACGAAGTGAAGCGACGGTATCGAGTCAACGTGAGGAAAATCTGATGGGACCCCCAAAAATCGTCACGGTCTACACCGCCACTGATGTCGCCACAGTGGACATCCGGAGCATCGACCTTACCGCTGATTTCGTGGTCTGGAATCGTGGGGGTGAACTGCGGAAGATCAGCAAGGCCATCCTTCAGGAGGCTGCCCGTCTCTTCCTGGATGGACAGAGAATGGTATCAGCCGGCAGGCTCCCAGAATTACCGCCCGAGTGGACGTTAATCTACTGGGAAGCCTGCTTGCCGATAACCACACACCGCCCCGTCACGGTCAACTAATCTTCAGGTGGGACTTAACCCAGCCCCAGGCTGCGGCTAACCCCGCCGCAAGCCCAGCACTGAACACCCCGTACCCGATCAGAGCATGCTTCTGATCCTTCTCCAGTTTGTCGAGCCTGCCATCTGACGTAGCGGCGCACGCCTTCAGGTCTTTCACATCCTGGATAAGCGGGGTCATGGAGTTTTGTAACTCGGTACGGACGGCCTGCACCATCGGTTCAACGAAGTGTTTGGTGAACTGATCGACATCATCAAGGTTAATCTGGATTCCCACTGGGCACCGCCTTTACTACTTTGTCACGGAGAGTCTCCCACGCCTGATACTCATCCGGCGAAGTTTTCTCCTCCTGGATATTTCCCATACGGTCGTAAAGTCCCTGACGCATTGCGTTCTGTTCCTCGGGGGTCGCTTTATCCCACGCCTTACTGAGCATCCACGGAGTCAACTGGGTATCATATACCAGGGAGCCGATACCATTGGGGGCTTGGGATCGTTTATCCACTGACGACGCGATCGACTCCGTCATCCAGGGCTTATCTCGCATCTCGGCTCCCACCTCGTCCCGACTCCTACCCTCTTTGAGTTCCGCCGCCCACCGGGCCTCTGAGGTGTGCATATCCTGTGACCGAAGATTCCGGCCACCTGTCTCAGATAGACTGTGGAGATCATCGAAGATCGACTGCTGGGCAGCAGAGTCTGTGGGGTGCGAAACGTGAACACCCCCCGCTTGGGCTGCTGTGTCCCTAGCCTTCTGAAGGAAGGTGCGGGGCGGCTCCTCTGCCGGCTCGCTCTTGAAGGGTTCAGTGAATACCCCGGACAGCAGACTGCCGCCGACATGAGCCGCACCACGAGCCACATTACCGAGTAGCGAACCCTCATCAGGTCGGACCTGGTTACCTTCGCGGTCCTTGTTCTCGTAGGTTTCCTTCAGAGCGTTGAAGGTGGGGTTCAGTTTGTTCAGCGTAGAATGAACTGGGTTGTCATACATCGCCAGGGCGTCCGCAACAGTGCTACCCCAGTTGAGACGGCCTTCGTTGCCATTCTCGTCGGGGATGCCAGTGCGGGGGTGAACCAGGTCTGTGAGGTCCTTGGGCTTCTCCGCAGTCCCGGTGTTCAGCTTCGTCATTAGCATCTGGAGAGCGGTGCTGATCACTGCTGTGGTCCCGACCATACCGGCAAATGCGGAGCCAGTCGCGATACGGGCAGCCTTGTCGCCCGCGATCGCGTTCGTAAGATTCGCGACCTGACCTTCCCAGTACCGTTCTGCTGGCAATGCGATCTCTGCGATCGACCGCCCGACCGTCTGCTTGAACTCTGGGGACCTGATGTGGGCACCGATCATGCGTTGAACGGCGTCAGCCTCAGCCGCCATCTCGGTACGACCTTGCTCCAGGGAAACACCCTGACGCATCTGGCGTTCAGCAACACCCTTCAGGTGGGCCGCGACCATGTTAGGGAGAATTTCCCCAAACTGGTAATCGTGCGGCATGGAGAGAACGTGGCCCACAGCCTTTGCGTAGTCCCCCTCCTTCACGGCGGTGAAAACATTCTTGAGGGGACCGGCGGGATTTTCTCCGACAACGGAGCGAAGTCGTACCGCTGGATTCACAGACATCACCCGCTCACCGACCTCACCGGCGGTCCCACTCTCCAGGGCACGCCGCAGTTTACTACCTGAGACCTGGCCGGCTGTGGCAGCATCAATCAGGCGTGCGGTCCTGGCTCCGGTATCCCCACCCTCACGGAAAAGGCTGGCGGTGTTCAAGCCGATCATGTTGGCAGCGGCTTTCGCGGAATGACCCATGCTCAGAGCGTACCGCAATTTGAGGCTCCCGCGTGCGAGTGATTGGGCGATGCCAGCGACGGTACCTTGTATTGGCTGCTCGCTGAAGTTATTCAGTTTCGCGGCATCCTCGGGGGCCATGTAGAATGTGCCCTTCTGTTCCCGGCCAGTGAACGCATGGCTGGAGTCATCGGGAAAATCATTAGGACCTGGACGGTTATAGGTTGGTTCCTGGGCATCAAGAAACTTCTGGCCGTCGAAGTACGACATCCCGGCGACCCGGCCAACCTTCTGAGCCGGCAGAGATTCCTTCCGCGTCTCAGAACCGAGGATGCGATCATTAACCGGGATCAGCCCCTCGGGGGCCTTCTGCCCATCAGGTACCCATGTAGAGCGACCGTCATCCTCCAAGTCCCGCATCGTCCGCCGCGAGTTGAGGTTCTTCTCCACCTCGTATTGCCGGGCGATCTGCATATCCAGGGGGTTGTCGAACTTGGGCTTCCCACCGTGGGCGATGGCGGCGTCGTAGGCTTCGCTAAACGTATCGTACTTCTGACGCTTCAGAGGGTTGTTGGTGCCAGCCACGGAGTTGCCTGTCCCGCCTCCCTGGTTATCAGGGAATGAGAACAGGCGGGACAGACCCTCGCCTTCGGGATCAAGATGCTTGATGCCGAGATCGATGGCGTCCTGTGCGTTCTTCTGACGTTGCTCCTGGAGCAGGCCAATCGCCTTCTCCACCGCTGGATGAGAACCGGCAGGTACCCGGCCCTTCTCCACCTGATCCATCCAGGTCTTCGTTGCCGCAGCATCCTTATCAAACGTGGGTACGTGCCCACGGGCGGGCTTCATCTGTGCTTCAAAGTCATGACCAGCCTTCTCTGCTTCACCCAGGGACTGCCGTACATCCAGGGAGGTTTCCTTTCCTGCTGATCCTCGGAGCGTACCGAGAAAAGACGCGGCCCTGGACATCAGAGATGGGGTCTGAGATTGAACTGCACCGGGGGACGCTTGCTGTCCCTTTACGCCGTTGTACTGGTTGGGAAGCAACCCTGCCTTCTGCTGGGCGTAGGTCGTGTTCGCCGGGTTGGCCTGGTTGGCTGCCCCATGGGGTCCGTAGTTTACCCAGGAATTCTGCCCCCGTGTCTCAGCGGTCATGGCCGGCTTGGCAGCATCAGAGTACATGGCAACGTGCTGCTTCCAGGCGTGCTCCTCACCCTTGGGGCCGAAGCCGTTACCTTCCTGTGCGTGACCGAAGTAATCATGGACTGCACGGAACACCGAATTGTAGTTCATCCCGGTGCCAGGGGCTTCCTCGGCCAGCGGGTGGTCCGCCGCCATGGTGCCGCCCGTGTAGACATACAAATGCCCCTTCGCAGCGTCGGCTGCCATCTCCTTGGAGTTGGCGTACGGCTGGCCTTCACCAGTCCAGGGTTCGATCTTCACTCCCTGATCCTTCAGGTAGTTGTACTGGTCCAACGTCTCTTTCTTCAGAGCATCATAGCTGGCCTTCACGGCGGGATCGTTGGGGTTGTGCGGCATTGCCTCATAGTGCTTGGCGATTTCACCAGCCCGTTCTGTGTCCACTGGCTCGTAATTCCGATCAGGGTTGTGCTCGATGCCGGCCTGCTTGGCATATCCCTCGGCGTGACCCCTGATGGTTTCGTTCGGGGTAAGCTGACTCTTCAAATTTTCTGAAGGTTCCTGAACTTCCTCCGGGGCCTTGAACTCGTGCTCGGGAAGTGGTCCAGTGTCTTCGGCTCGCTGGCCTGGGTTTGGCTCTGCGGACTCCGTCCGACGTTCGGTGTCGTGTAAACGCTGTTCCAAGTCCCGAATACGATCACGGGCTTCCTCGGGAACGCCGGTACGGCCAGTCTTCGGGCCTTCCTCGAATGTCGCCGCTTGCTCCTGTTCCGGTGTCAACCCAGGGCCAAGATCAGGCTTATGGTCCACTGTCTCCACTTCGGGTGGGTTCTCTACCCGTCCACGCAGGGCCGCGAAGTCGTAGGGCCGCTGGGCGTCTTCCTCGGGGGTTGCTGCCCGACTGGGGTGTCCAGCCAAGTCACCGGGGGCGTTGAGCGGGCGATCTTCAGATATCGTTTGCTCCATACGTGCCTTGGCGGCATCCAGGGCGTTCGACGGCTCTGGGGTCGCTGTTTTTGTTCCGGCTTCAGGGCGGGGCGGTTCCGGCTGGCCCTGTGGCTTCTGAGCAGTCGGGCTCCCCTCGGTCAGAGCCTCATGGCCTGCTGAGAGGGTCCCGAAGGCCCCCTGCTGTACGACACC